TCACAAGCCAATCGCCGCACGAATGGCTTCCATCTGATCGGTGCCACCGACTTTGCGCACCAGGTTGATGGCGTCGATCTCGATCAACTCCTCGTCATCGATGGTCAGCTTGTAGTAGCTCGCCGCCACCGACACCTTGAGGGTGCTTTTGTCGCCGGGCTTCCAGGTACCGGCGTCGAGCTCCTTCCAGCCACCGCGCAGATTGACGATGACGGGTTTCGCCTCCATCCCCTGCGCCTGGATGGCACCCCGGATGGTGATTTGCGTGGCGGCGTTGTCCAGCAGGCCGAAGAGCTTGAAGACCTCCGGATCGTGATCGGCGATGGTCAGCTCGGCTTCGAGCTTTTCCATACCGAGGTCGATTTCGACAGGCAGGTCCATGCCGCCGGCGCGGTGCTCCTCGGTTTTGAGGGTGAGTTTGGGCAGTTGAATCTCGTCGATGCGCCCGGCGTAACCCCGGCCGTCGACGAAGAGGTTCATGTTTTTCAGAACACGCGGCAGTTCGATGGCCATTACAGAATCTCCTCGAGATAGTCATCGACCAGGTGCGAGCGGAAGATGATGTGTTCCGCCGGATACGGCGGGGTGAAGTCGAAGTTGAAGTAGATCTTCCCGTCCGCAATCGAAGTCGGCGAGTTCAAATCCGGGTCAGCCCAGCACTTGCCACCGAGGATGGCGCCCTGGGCTTTGAGCTGACGCAGGTAAGCGTTGACGCCCTCGGTCACTTCCTCGACATAGGTCTTGGTGATGTTGCGATCCACCGCCCAGAGGTGGGCACGCAGCAGCGACTCGTTGATCATGTCGGCGGTGCGCCGGACACTCAGGAAGGCCCACTTGGGGTCCGAGGAACAGGTGCGGTTGCCCCAGAGGCGGTAGCCATCCTCCTGAATGATCGTGGCCACCTCGTTCTCGTTGAGCAGATTCGCCCGGGCATTCGGGTCGCCGAGTGCGAAGTCCACGGGACGGTGGCTGCCGACGATGCCGTTGATGACGTTGTTCGACGGGCTCCACCAGAAGCCCCGGTCGTTATCGATCTTGGCGATCAGGCCGGCGACGCGTGCGGAGACCGGCTCGGTCACCACGGCGCCGTTCTTCATCACCTTGACGTGCGGATCGACCACATAGATGCGTGGTGAGCCCCAGTCCTCGCGGTAGTCGATGGCGGCGGCGTCCGTGGTGTTGGGGCCGTCAGCGATGATGACCGCGCGCAAGCGCTCGGCAATCCCGAGGAGTTCTGCCACGACGGGGTTCGCCAACTGGCGGGTGTCGTCATCAGGATCGGTGGGACGCTGGTGGGTGAAGCCCGGCGCGATCAGGATGCGCGGCGTGACCTTGGCCACCGACTGCGCCGCGAGCAGTGCCTGCAGCCCCAGGTACTGGCCGTTCGCATCGACACCACCAAGCACGTTGATTTGCGTTTCGGCATCCGTCGCACCTTCGGCGACACGGATCACCACCACCAACGCGCCAGCCTGATCAAAGATGCCGTCGATGGCCATTGGCAAGGTGCCGGTGGCGCCCAGCTTAGCTGCTTCCAGACGGCTGCCGGCAATGAGCACCGGGGTGTTCAACGGGAAGTATGTTTCATCGGCATCCGGTGCGGTGCCGACGAGACCGATCACGGAGGATCGGACGGTGCGAATGGGACGCGGGCCGTTGTCGATTTCAACGACCTCGACCCCGTGAAGAAAGTGATCTGCCATGGGTGGGCTCCAGAAGTAAAAAATCCGCCAGCGGCGGATCGGAAAAGAAGGTGTGACGGTTCGATGGAATCAGGCGATGGGCTTGCCCTCATCGGCCTCGATGGACTTCTCGCAGTGGTTCGGATCGAGCCGGTCGAGCAGTCGGCACAGCACACAGGCCCAGCGCTTGCCTTCACGGGCGGCTTTGCCCGCGCGACTAGAGAGCGTCTCGTCCTCGTGACCGCCGAAGGCGGCGTTGGCCAACTGGTCGTGGGCGACCGCCAGGGTCCAGGCGCGGCGGGAACCGGCAAGTGCAGCGGTGAGCATCCAGACGGAAGCGATGAGGGCCGCGATCTGGCACAGCAACCAAATCGCCAGCATCGACAGGCGGTGTGAGATGACACGGATCAGGGCGGCCATCACTTCAAAATCTCCTGCACCCGTGTCTCGGTCAGCAGACCACTGGCAGCGAGTGCCTGCAGGCCACCGATGGTCTGGGCATCCGCCAGATTCACCTCTTCAGCGATCTTCAACTTGTCGAGAAACACCTCGACCAGGACCTCGGTCTTGGCGGCGGTGTAGATCGCGGCCAGCTCCTCCATCGTGAAGCGATTCATGAAGGCGAGCTTGGTGATGGTCTTTTCAGGGGCAGGGCCTTGCGACGTCTGAGCAGCCTGTTCCGCTGCGATGAGGGCCAGCACTTCCTCATCGGTTTTGCCGGGGAAGCGCTCAACCGCCTTGCCGTCCTGCAGGGCATAGCGCAGGGCCAGTGTCGAGGTGGCCTTGCTGGGCGCGGGCAAGTAGCCCTCCAGGGGTTCGGTGGCGATATCGCGCACCACTCCGTTGTCGTGAAATGCAATGTAGAGCTTGGGCATCGGGGTCTCCTTTTAGATCTTCCAGTTCTCGACCGGCATCAGGCAGGGGTAGTTGGTGCTGGTATACCCGGTATCGATCCAGTAGCGACTGGTCGACAAACTCACCGCGCCTCCATTGGCCAGCACTCCCGTGGTCTGAAACCCCGCCCCCGCAAAATCCATCAGGCCAACGTTCAAGCCCTGGCTGGAGTCGGCGTTGTTCTCGTGGAAGGAATAGGCAAATGCGCTCGCCCGGATCGGGAGGATCGACACACCGCAAGAGCTGCTGCTGTAGGACAGCCGGTAGTAACGTGTCGGATCGTCGGTGTTGACCACATGTCCTGAAAGGCCCGAGCCATAGTAGTAATAGGGCGCGAAAGCCGCCACCCACTGGTTGTCCCAAGTGATCTGGTGACGCATCCCGTAGTAACTGCCCTGCTCGATGCCGTAGGACGTGGTGCAGGACACCGTCGTGAAATTCGTGTCCAGCGTGCCGGTGTTGCCAGCGCCTGGGGTGAGCACGGCCATGTGCGAGCAGTTGCTCGGCACAAAACGCACCAGGGCGATCTTGCCGCTCTTGGTCGGGATGACCCGCATCCGGTACTGGCTCTCGGTGTAACCGGTCGAGCCGTTGGCATTCCAGCTGAAGTCGACGTACTGATAGCTGGCCCCGTTGGTACCGGCCTTGGCCTCCAGGATGAACTGGTTGAGCTCGCCGGGTTTGCCCGAGAGCTTGGCACTGGGGTGCTTCCAGATGTGGGCGCGGTAGTTGCAGCTCGCATCGCGCGCCTCGATCAGCACCAGGAGCCCGGCGGCCCAGTGGTAGCCCACGGCGCTGCGCATATTGGTGTTGGCCCCGGCCCAGGTGGCCGCCGAGACAGTTGCCAGGCCGGTGGTCAGTTGATCGAGCTGGGCAAAGCCACCGCGTGTGTATTGGCGCAAGGTGGTACCGGAGAACCACAGCGACATCGGCTGGCGGTAGCCTTCGGGACCCACAACCACCCCAAAGTTGGCCATGAAGCTGCCCATCTGGTCGGGCTGGCGCATCGCCATGCCCCCGTTGGCCGACAGACGCAGCAATTGGTGACCGTCGACCGAGTAGCAGGGTGTGGCCTTGACCCAATAGGTACCTGCCGCGCTCGAGCTCACCTGGCCATTGGTGTAATTCCAGCCGGTGTAGTCTGACCAGATCTCGCCCGAGGTCGCCCAGGCGTTGCCGGCATTGGTCTGGTTGGCCCGGCTGACCAGATTGAAATCCGAGTCGTAGATGCTGCAGTCCGGGCTGTTGTTGTATGAGGAAAACACCCCCACCAGCGGCAGCGGCTGCTTCTCATAGGCCGGTGCGGTCTCCACCGGCAGCGTGCGCAAGAATCGTCCCATTACGCCACCTCCTCGATGCCCCAGGCGTTGAAGCTGACGCTGGCGGCGCTGGCCTGCACCACGATCTTCTGGCCAGCGGCCAAGGAAAGTGCCGTGCGCTCCAGTACCTCGGTGGCCGCCAGGCTCACATCGAATTCAATGAACTCACTCTCGGCCGGGGTGGCGGACGCGGTCAGCGCCACGCGCAGCTTGGCGGCTGCCGTGCCCTTGTTGCAGGCCGCGACATTGACCACGGCGCGGCGGCCGGTGGGCACTTCGTAGAGGGTCGCCAGCGTGTTGGCGGCTGGCAGCGCCGTTCCCAGAATGGACATCGAAGAGGCTCCTTAG